TCCAAACAAGCAATAAGTTTTACGATGTGATAGTTTTCTTTGAAATGCTCTGTGTTATTCAATTCCTCATAGGCATCTTCTATTGTAAGGTAAATGACTTGATTGGTCTTGTGTAAATCAGCATAGACCTTACCATCCTGCCTCTTCAACATAATCACATAGAATTCAGTCATTTCAGTTCCTCTTCATCTTGTTCAATCTGAAAGATAGCATTTAGAAACTCCAAAGCATACTTACCCACAACCCAGGCATCTTTATCCTCAAAGAACCGATCACCAATGGTTCTCATATTATAGCATTCTTTGTCTTTATCAAAGAAAGCAATCACATAACAATACTCTTTTTCAGAACCATTATCACGATGCCACCTAACGAGTTCATACTTGTTGTTGAATTTGCTCCAACGAAACTCTATGTTACGAAATCTCATTCTTCTTCCTCTTCATAGGGAAAGAGAGCATCATACTCTTCATCAGTTAGAGTGAGATACTGGACATCAGCATCTCTATGTTCTTCGGCATACACCAACTGATAGTGAGCAAAACTGCTTTCAGAAGTGCTAGCGTATTCTACGACACCATCAACAAGGCATAGGTAGTTCATTCGCCAATCTCCATAATCTCAATAACAGATTTGATCTTTTGTAGATCTTCTAAACGTACCTCAATCTCATCATATTCTTCACAAAATTGCTCCATACGTTCTTGATGCCCCTCATCATCGTAGTTGGTTTCTTCACGAATTTCCCATTCTACATCAGATAGACGTGCTCTGGTATCATCAATGAAGTATTCAAGTGTATCAATCAAAGACATTAGAGCACCTCCCAGTGTGCGTCAGATTTATCACCGAAACGATTAGTACCAGTTCTTGTACTAACCCAGAAAAAATATTTACGATTTTCTGATGCCAAGAACAACTCACCACCAGTGTCTTGCTCCACAGTACATACAGGATTATTGCCCATAATGTTTGCTAACCTATTGACTGCTTTTTTACTTTTAGGTCTGACTGTGACTTTGCGATTCATTAGTCTTTTGAATATAGTGTTATTATACAGCAGATATCGGATTTTTGAAACCCTTATGGGACACTTTCTCAACCGTCACACTTGCCTTTTCTTTTCATTCTATTTTTAGCCCATAATTCTTTCAAATGCTCTTTATTTTCTTCCTTCCATTTTTTGATTTTATCTTGATTATTTTTTCTCCATTCTTTCATATATTCTTTTCTTTTTTCTTTTATTTTTTGCTGATATTTTCTATCTCTTTCTCTTTTTGCTTCCCGTTTTTCCTCATCAGTAAAATATTTTTTATTTGGTCTAATATCAGTTCTATTTTTCGCTGCTATACTTTGTTTCTTTTTAGTTTCCTCTGATGGAAGAAATCCTCTACATCCTTCTCCACCAATTGTTGAATTGTATCCATTATGATAAGTATCATACTTATCAACATAAAATATTTCTTGTTCGTTCAAAATACAAGTATCATATTCATCAACAATCCCATAAATGAAATTATTCCATCCATATTTTCTTACGGCACGATAAAACTTATTATTTACACCTCTACTACAATCGTGCCTGTGCTGACCCTTTCTTCTTTCTTCAAATACAGTTTGCCCTATGTATTTTTTCCCAGTAGGAATACAGTGATAGCAGTAAATTACTCCTTTCATTCTACTCTAATTTGCTCGCAATAATATTTATAATACAAAGGAGGGACTTTCACCCTCCTCCTGAAAAGTGCGAGCAAATCAGGTATTGTTATTTAGGTTTTTTTTTCAAGAGCAATCTCAAGTTTCAGTTTACGAATACCAGTTACAAAGTAAGCAAAATCACGAGTTTCTGTAATAGGTTTGATTTCACCACATACACCACACTTTGACTCATAAACAGAGGAGCACCCTACAGAATATACTCCATACTTCTTCCCACAGTCAAAACAGGTATTGTAGGCAGTTTCAAGTTTCTTCAGGAGTGCCTTCTTCTCTTTGAGATTCATAACGCAGTTCAACAAGAGGTTTTTTGTCTATGAGGTAATCATACAGCATCTGGGCAAACCCGTAGTGGGGTCTTGTGCCAGTTTCAATACTGGTTGAAGTGGCAACCGTCCACATAATGTCAAGGTTAAGTTTATCAGGTAAAGTCTTCATCATCTAATTCTACATCATCAATAAGTTCTTTAAGTCTATTCATAAAGTCTTCATCCATAGGTATCAACTTCTCTTCACCTCTATCAATTCTATCACACATTTCCATCAGGTATTCTAGAAACTCTTTAGGATATGTTTCATCAAGATTGATAGAAGTCCAGAACCACTGATAACATTCTTCATATGGATCATCATCTTTCAGTAGAGCATAGTTCTCATAGTTTCCGCTGATGAGGTCACGCCACATCTTGAAATTGTTCCAGATTTCTCTCCAACCAGTCTGGAAACAATGTCCGAAGTAATACTCAAACCAATTCAGTTTCGTCTTCATCTACTTCCTCCAAATGATCCCATCTCCAAGTGCGGGAAAGCAAATCAATATCAAACCCAAACTTATATGCCCAGAAGAGAATGCCCAATAGACCATTACTTCCCATTGTAATCTGAAGATAAGGTGAAGAAGGGAAGTCATTCCAACTTACAGAAAACTGAAACAAACTCCATCGTTTGATGTTTAGAATTTGAGCATACCAATCTGTTCCAAAATCTTCTCTTTTTGAAAATTTAATTAATTTCATATTAAATTTACTTTTTTACATTATATCATAAATGACTTACAAAAACAATACCTTTATGATTTTTTGAAAGATTTCTATGGACATTGAGGACACTACTATATAAGTATTCATTTTCCCTACACCACAATTTCAAACATTCAACTATTAAAACTTTCCCGTCTTCAAAAATTAATTTCCAAGTTTTTGTTTTTGGATTATCAATTCCTTGCGTTCTTTTTTTACTTTTTAATCCTATTTTCTTTTTTGTATCTTCAGTATGCTTTCTTCCATAAAAATGATTATTTTCTCCCTTTATTTTATTTCGTTCTTCTTCATTCCATCTTTTTAATTGGTTTTGTCTAATTTTGTTTTTACGGTTTTCTGTATGCTTATATCCACTACACCCATCACCACCATCAGTTCTATTATGAAGAATACCTGTTCCCAAATCTTTTCTACCAAACACGGCAATCATATAAATTTCGTGTTGAATTGATTGCTCTTCTGTTAGATTTTTCTTTAAAAAAAGTATTCTATCTTTTGATGGAACAAAAATCCTATGTTTTTTTCTATCAAATGCTCTACGTTTTTTACCTTTTCCAATATAGTAAGGCGTCCCATCTTCACGCAAGTAAGCGTAAGTGTAGTATTCCATCTTGCTTTAATTTAAGTCGCAATACTATTTATACAAGAAAAGGTGCCCGAAAGCACCATTTCTACCTGAAAAATGCGACTTAATCAAGCATTATTATTTATCAGTCATCTTTAAATCCATCTTCAAAGTCAAACCATTCATAGAGAGAGTTCATCGCACCATCTACCACACAATCAACCACAGCATCTTGGTGTGGATTCTCTACGTGTTTATGAGCACGATTGTAACCATAACGGACACCTTCTTCCAGTGCCATTTCCAATACCTTACGGAAGTTGGGTTTCATATCAATAAGGAAGAGATTTCAGACCATCCAGAACTTCCTGAAAGCGTTCGGCACGACTCTTGTGGTGCTCTACATTCTCCTCAAGCACACTCACAATATCGTCCAGGACAACATCCAGAGACGCATCAGTATCAAAGTATTGTTGGATTGCTTCGGCAAGATACCGCCGCCGACTCCATTCCATACTATAGGGTTTGTAGTCCATAATAATGGGTGTATATGGGTGTATTATAGAGTATCTAGGTCTGGTTGTCAAGATCTAAACATTTCTCAAACTTATCTCTTAACTCATTAAGTTTAACCTGATGTTGAAACTCCATAATGTGATCCTTTATTTCTTTCTCAGCATCGGTCAGTTCTAAACGATACTTGAGTTTAATATCAACAAGACGCACCATTTCCATATAGAATTCTGTGCCCTTATGAATAAACTCCTCGTATTTCAATCTCTCTGCCTCCAGTCATCTGGTTTATCTCTATCTTCGGTCCACCAGTCAACCATATCATCTACACTATCAAAACCACGTTTGCCGAAACGGTCTAAACCAGTTCCACCAATATCAAGTTGGTTCAAAAAATCATCCATATCTCCTTCACGCATGTTAGGATTCTCTGCAGTCCTTCTTGCTTGACGGAGCATGGTAGCAGCAGAGCGATTTGCTTTTGCAAGTTTCTCTGCCCAAATCATATCTTCTAAACTTACCTCTTCATGTTTAGCAATTCGCTCACAAATTGCTTCAAGACGAAGACGGTATTGTGTAGAGAGCATATCATTCTCCAGATATACGTTTATTTATTTTTAGATTGTAACTCATCCATCAACTCCTTTGCAAGTTGATTTGAGCGTCTCCACATTGAATACTTTGCCCAAGGTGTTCTTGGATTATTTTTTAACCACCAGACTTGTCTGATAATTCTGTTTTTTGTAATATCAAAAATATAAACAAAGGCATCAGCAACATTCTTGTCGCTTATAACAACATAAACGACTATTGCAAATATTGCAAACCAAGCATAATAGGTCATCGTCTAAGTAGTTTTAGATATTCTAATACATGCTCACGAACATCCATGAGTTCGTTGTAACATTTTTGATTATGAGCACACTGACGAAGTTCGTGGTCTGGTTTATGCACACTTTCAATAAACAGATCCAGTCCTCGGTTCCATTTGATGTCTGGTGCTTCATCCATAAAGTTCATGCAATTTTTACTATTTAACCGAAAAATTGATCCACGGTTGTGGTCGCTTTCTTTCCTGCTTTGATCTGTTTTGAGATGTAAGACTTAGCAGTTGAATAGTTGTTTGCTAGATGAACCTGCTGCCCATTGTGAATAATAATAAACTTTTTACCATAAGGAACTGCTGCCCACATTCCATCTTTGGTTACATAACCATTTGGGTCTCCTGGTTTCGGATTAAGAACACCAGGGCGATCAATAAAAGGTTTCTGAAAACTTTCAGTCATCCGAAAATAGCAGTTACACTAATGACTTTAGCACTTGGGTTGCGAGCAAGGGCAGTTTGCTTAGCATCGTTATAATCACGTGCCTCAACAATCTCATCAAAGACCTTACCAGCAACGTAGAGTTGGACTTTGCAGCGCATGGAAGTTTTCCGTTTACTGGGTTATTATACTACACAAAAGAGGACTCTAGAACAGTCTGAGGACGGTTTGCAAACTGGTCCAGAAACTCTTTCGTAAGGTCATCATACATGACTACCGTGACCATCTGAGCATAGGGGTTTCCTGCTATCTTCAGTTTATTCAGATCACGAATGAACTTACGAGTACATTTATCGTGCTGCTTCTTACCTTCAAAAATGTACAACATAGGGTATTCTGTATAGACACCATCTTTTATCTTAGTCAAATCAAAGAAGATCTTTTCTTCAGTAGTTCCAGACTTGTCTCCACCTTTCAACTCAATATAGTGTCGAATCTCAGGACAGAAACCATCGACAAGAAAATACTTAAATCCATCTTCAAGGTATTCTTCATTAGGAGTGATTCTAACACAACCCTCATACTGAACATCTTCAGTCAGACATTCTTGAATGGTTTTCACCAGCGAGTAACCAAAAGACTCAAAAAGATTTTTTAGGTTTTTCTCACGAACTGTGCCGCTAACAGCAGCACCATGATGATCGATGTAGTCCATAATCAACGCTTAACGACAGAAATAGCGGGTTTACCCTGTTGGAAGACGGTATCGACCACCGCTTGCACCTTACGTGCCGTGGAAATGCCCACAGAAGAGTAGACAGGGATGCAGACCAACCCAAAGGACTTGGTGTAGTCTACAAGGGCACCAGGGGCGATCCTGCCGCTGCTGAGACCCTCTGCGTCGTCCTTGTGCAGACGAATGACCCGTCCGATGGTCTGGGAGATCCCAATGTAATCCATAGAGCGCATGAACAGCACTGCCTCCAGACCAGAGACGTTGATGCCTTCGCTCAGGATGCTGTGATGCAGAACCACAAACTTCTTGGAGTCATCCTTACCCCAAGCACTCAGAGTGTCGAAGAACACCTCACGGTTGACCTTCTGACCATCAATCACAGCACCAGTCTTGGAAGTGATATACATCCAAGAGAATCCACGGTCTTCCAGTTGCTTACAGAAATCAGTCTGAGAAACCAGACTCTGAATCTGTTTGGTTGCCTTGGAGCAAATCAGAACCTTGCTCACATCCTGAGCATCGATGGTCTGAATCAGATTCTCACAGTCAACATCAGCAACGATTTGACCTTTACCCAGCATCTCAAACTGCTGCACCACAACCTTAGGGGGCACAATGAAACCACCCTCTACAAGTTCAGGAGCAGGAACATTACAAATCACCTGACCATACACTGCACCATCATTCATACCAGGCTTGGAAATAGTAGCAGAATGCTTAGGAGTAGCAGTGAAGAAATAGCAGCGGTCAGCATTAGAAGCGAAGTGCTCCGTAGCAGGGAAAAAGTGACGCTGAACGCTGTTGTGTGCCTCATCAAAGTAAATGGTATCAACCTTAATATCTGCCTGCTGAAGACGCTGCAGAGAGTTGTAGGTTGTGAAGATCAGTTGGTGACGATTTGTGATTTCGCAACTAACATCATGTGCCTGAATTTCAGACACTTTAGTGGTGCTAAAATGATGTGTCTCACCAGAGTGGACGTGCATCACTTCAGCATTGGTTATAAACTCCAAGAACTCACTGGACAACTGCTCTGCCAGGAGGATTCTCGGACAGCACACTACAATGGTTTTAGGAGCATCAGACTGAAACTCACGCAGAGCATCAAAGATAGCAACGTTGGTCTTACCGCCGCCAGTGGGGATGATCACTTGACCCTTGCGATACTGCAGCAGGGCATCCAGAGCACGTTGCTGGTGAGGTCGGAGTTGAATCACAGGTCTCATCGCGTATAGGACTATTATAGCAGAAAACCGCCCCTGGTGCTACCCAGTGGACGGTTCCCAGACTGTCTCTATCAGAACAGAGTTAGACTTGTGGTTCCTACACCAGGAACTGTAAATACGACTGTGTTTCCGACTGTTATGATTTGAACTGCTGTTCCAATACCGCTTGAGAATCCATTTATTGCGGTCACTATACCAGAAGAGTTTGCAGTAATTCCAGTTCCAACTTTAAGTTGTGTTGCAGTTACAACACCAGAAACATTTATTTGCTTAGCAAAGAATGTTGGTCCTGTGACTGTTGTGATACCACTAAACGTCGAAATACCTGAGTTATAAACATTTAACTGAGAACAACTTACAATACCACCAATTACATTTGCAGCATCGGTTGAGAACCCAGCACTATTTGCATAAGTTGCAATACCAGCTCTATCAGCATAAGATATTGTTCCACTCTGAGACATTTGCACCCAGGAGGAACCAGTATAGTATTCTGGAACTAACGTTGTTGTATTGAATACAACCGCACCTCTGATATTATCTGTAGTCGTGTCTAGATTGTTTCTTTGCGTCGTGTTTAGACGAGGAAGAAGCATGAAGCGATAAGCATCAGCGAAATATCCAGTACCTGCTTCCGAAAAGTCAACCGCAGCTTTTGGTCTTGTTGTACCAATTCCAACAGATCTTAAAATAGCTCTCTGTCCAAGTGCGTTAATTTCAATCTGAGGATATATTGCGGTGCTTCCTAAACCAACAAAGTTACTAGAAGCGACGATTCCAGTACCATTACTTAGGTCACTATTGGTTCCGATTTGTACACTAAAGGCAGAATCATCAGTTCCAATTGCTACTTTGTTGAGTCTTCCAATATTTGTTACGTTAATATCATAGAAAGTAGAAATACCAGAAGTGTTATTCAGGTTTGCATTAATACCACCAAGAACAGTTAGATTATTTGTTGTAAAGTTACCACTAACAGATATGTCTCCTGCTAAGGTAGAGTCACCTCTAATGAAAAGGTCGTCTCCAACATAAAGGTCATCAGTAATCGTTGATGTTCCAACAACATGAAGCTGATGATCTGGATTTGTTTTTCCAATACCTAACCTACCATCCCAGGTAAGAGTCATTCTTCCAGTTTGTGTCTGACCATAAACCC